ATTGAACCTGAACTTTAGTCCTTCCTTCTCAGACTTTTCTAAAACCGTTCTTAATAATGATTTTATAGTTGTTTCAATTTTGTTCATTGCACATTCTCCTGTTTCTCGATATATTCTCGAAGGGTTTTACCGAGTCTAGGCCGGTTGCCCTTGTCCAAATGACAAGCGAAAGCGTATCCTTGATTGATGAACTTTCTCCATTTTTCATGGAAATAATTATCCGATCGGTTGAAGGTATGTCCGTAGACTTTATCTATAACCCCGTCCCCGCTGTTGCCTCTGAATTGCTCGTACCTCACACATAGTTCACCAAGCAATCTGTCTTTGTCCCCTTCATTCAGTCCAGTTTTTTCTAGTAGTTCAATAATCATATTCATGCTCCTTGTTAATTGATTACCTATTAAGTATATCATTATATATGGGACAATGGTATACTATTAGTACAACAAACAACAAGGAAAGAACATGATGACTGCATTTAAAATAGTTAGATTTCACAGAGAAGACAATCACCCAGACAACCACAAGGTAATTAAGACTGGGCTCACTGAAGAGGAAGCACAAGAGCATTGTCAAAGAGAAGACACAAGAGAAAAAGGTGTTTGGTTTGACGGATATACAGAGGAAAGAACATGAACATACAACTACTAGAGATATTAATACTGATAGCGGGCATGGCTTCTTTCTGGCTGGCCTCAGTTATAGTTATTCCTTTTCCACTTAACATATTCATGTATATCTGTGCTTCAGGTCTTCTGTTCTGTGGCTTCATGCTCAGACGCGAGAGAGTCCGATAATCCTATGAGTGGATCAACTCCCCGTTGATCCACTCATACCCAAACAACCCAAATGATATGGGGATCCTATTGGTCAATGATGACGCTGAACCTTTATGGATGAGTAGATTTTCTGTGAAACCGTAGGCTTGATCTACTCATCCATAAAGGGGAAAGATCGAGACATAAATTCTCTAGTGAAAAAATTTCGCATTTTTTTAATAAGGTCCCTTCTCAAAAAATTTTATATTTTTTTCTAGGAGTCCCTTGTCCCCTGAAAAATGTTATATACTAAAGAATATGGGAAAAAATAACATGGAAAACGGTGCTACCGCATCGCAGAAAAACGTAGAGCAGTTGGGCTATTATTGGTATAACAGAGGCTATAGAGACCAAGCACTGCGAGAAAAGGTCGAAGAATCTTTGAGCGAAGGAGAATTGGTCGATGATGGAGACAGTTGTAAAGTCTGCGAATGACTAACATAAACACAGAAAAACTAGCCGAGCTTTACCCAGACGCGGCGAAAGAACTTATCGCACTTAAAGAAGCCTTAAATTCTAAGGCACTACAGCGAGAAGGGCAGGAAACCTTTTTAAACTACATCAAGTACATGTGGCCCGACTTCATTGAAGGCGAGCACCACAAGATTTTTGCAGAGAAACTGGAGCGAGTGGCCAAGGGCGAACTGAAAAGACTGATTATTAACATGCCACCCAGACACACCAAAAGTGAGTTTGCCTCCACGTATTTTCCGTCCTGGGCCCTGGGTCGAAATTCTAAGCTCAAGATCATGCAGATCACCCATACCGCTGAATTGGCCTTTCGTTTTGGACGAAGAGTCAGAGACATTATTGATTCTCCCGAATACAAACATGTTTTTCCAGGTGTGGCACTGAAAGCGGACAGTAAATCAGCCGGACGTTGGGAAACCAATGGTGGTGGCGAAGCGTTTTATTCGGGTATCGGCGGAGCCGTTACTGGACGGGGGGCGGATATTTTGGTGCTTGACGACATTCACTCGGAGCAAGACGCTCTATCACCCACAGCGCTGGATAATGCCTGGGAATACTATTCATCCGGTCCACGACAAAGATTGCAGCCGGGCGGCGCCATTATTATTGTGATGACCCGTTGGGGGACCAAGGATTTAACAGGGAGACTGCTGTCACAACAGGTGGAAGACCATGCCGATCAGTGGGAAGTGGTTGAATTTCCAGCCATTATGCCCAGCGGAAAAGCACTTTGGCCTGAGTATTGGACACTGCCAGAACTGGAAGGCGTTAAAGCGTCCCTTCCCGTCAGCAAATGGGAAGCTCAGTGGATGCAAAACCCAACCGGTGACGAGGGAGCGATACTAAAAAGAGAGTGGTGGAAGATTTGGGAAGAAGATCGGGTGCCGAACATGCAGTTCGTGATACAAAGCTACGACACCGCGTTCAGCAAGAAGGAAACTGCCGACTTCTCAGCGATTACTACTTGGTGTGTTTTTTACCCGGAAGAGGGGTTGGAACCTAATTTACTGCTTTTAGACGTGCGTAAAGGGCGTTGGGACTTTCCTGAGCTTAAGCGGGTTGCTTTTGAACAATACGACTATTGGGACCCCGATACAGTGATTATTGAGGCCAAAGCATCCGGACTGCCTCTGACCCATGAACTGCGACAAACAGGCATCCCCGTTATCAATTATTCGCCGAACAGGGGACAAGACAAAGTAGCGCGGGTCAATACCGTGTCGCCGTTGCTGGAAGCGGGAATGGTTTGGGCTCCTGATAAGCGTTGGGCGCACGAACTGATCGAGGAATGTGCCGCTTTTCCTTTTGGCGATCACGATGATTTGGTGGACAGCACCACACAAGCCTTGATGCGTTATCGACAAGGCGGCTTTATTGCGTTAGAATCAGATGAGTTAATGGACAACAATTATAAACCACCGAATAAGGAGTATTACTAATGGCGATGTCAGCGCTCAGAACTGCACTAAGACAATACCACTCCAAATCAATGATTGACGACGTGTTGATGACGAATCGCACGAAAGGGTGGGACAAGATGACGGAACAAGAAAAAGGTGCGTACAATATGCTCTATGAACTTTATGACGACAATAAAGAGCTCAGGACCTATGAAGACCAGCTTTTCTACGCCGTCGGAAAGTACCCGGAATTAGACGAGGCGTTTAAGGCAGGCAGGCTTTATGAGGACGACGTAATGGCTGCTTTTGACAAAAAACTAATGGGCACTGTAGACAATTACATTGAGCGTTTGAGAAAAATAAACGAAAACCCAAACAAGGGCTCCGATGACGCTTATACTATTATAGAAGAGCTCCTAGACGACGATTTACTGGAGCTGGTAAGAGAAAGAAAAAGTTTAAACGACATTACAAAGGATTTGTGGGAGAATGGCGTCGATCCAGCCGGCAAGTTAGACGTTTTGACGGAAGCCCTTAGAGGCCTACAATACGATTCCACCCCCGAAAGCGCTTTACACAACTTACAGGGGATAAAAGCGCACATCAACACATTGCCCGAAGCACAGATCAACCTAGCTAAAACCAAAGGAACAATGGAGGACTATGATTTTTGGGACGGAGACAATAATTCTGTTTTTGAACTCTCTGGCGGCGAAGGGGACAACACTCGAGTGAACGCTCTTAGCGAATCGTATGATAATGTTGTTACGGAAGGCCAATACACACCCACCGAACCCGGTCCTAGGGACTGGTCCATGTTAGACGCGGCAGCGCGAAGAAGAAAAGACATTAAAATGGAAGCAGACACTGCTCCCGAAATGATGCAGCAATCTTGGTCTGATCCGGAGAGCTATGCCAAAGGTGAGGAAATTATTAAAAAAACCGACACGGAAACGGAGGCGATTATGGCTGAGATTGAACGGCTTAAACGACAAAAGGACGGCGGTATAATAAGAGCAAGTGGGGGCGGTTTTATTGATGGCCCTCTTTACGATAACGATTAACGACTAGGAGAGAATAATGGCAAAAGCACCTAAAATAATCAAAGGTCTTCAAATTAAAGAGCAAGGATTTGTTCCTTATGCAAAGACAGTTGAGATGAAAACCACTAAAGGGCCGAAGCCCGGCGCCGGAAAAGGCAAGTCCAGAGGCGGCGGAGCGGCGGAAAGAGGCATTAAGTTTACCGGCGTATACTAGACAATTATGGCTGTCGAGGAAATGAACAAACCGACCAATATTGATCGGGTCACAGACCTGATTGATCTGGATATTGAAGCGGGACAAGAGGTTGAGATAGAAGCCCCTGTCCCCGAAGACGGAGACGTGGAAGTCAGCTTTGACCAAGAAGGCGGTGCAACCCTTGACTACATGCCCGATGAAATGGAAGTTGAGGCCATGCTTCCTTTCGATGCAAACCTAGCAGAATACATGGACGACACGGAGTTGGGAGGCGTAGCCGCTCAATTATTAGGCGATTTTGAAGAAGACCGCATGAGTCGAGACGAATGGGAAGATGCCTATGTCAAAGGACTAGACCTTCTCGGATTCAGGTACGAAGATCGCGATAGGCCTTTCCCGGGCGCATCAGGCGTTACACATCCTTTATTAGCCGAATCCGTTACACAATTTCAAGCGCAAGCGTTTAAAGAACTATTGCCTGCACAAGGCCCTGTTAAAACCGATATATTGGGGGTAGCTACTCCTGAAGTAGAAGCACAGTCCGATCGTGTGCAGCAGTTTATGAATTACCAGATCACAACGGTGATGGAAGAATACACCCCAGAAATGGATCAATTATTGTTCTATCTGCCTTTAGCCGGTTCTGCGTTTAAGAAAGTTTATTACGACCCAACCCTGCAAAGAGCCGTCAGTCGGTTTGTACCGGTTGAAGATTTAATTGTGCCCTACGGCGCCAGTGACTTAGAAACCTGTGAGAGAATTACTCATGCGGTTAAGATGACATACAACCAGATTCGTAACCAACAGCTTTCTGGATTTTATAAAGACATTAAATTAACCCCCGCTTATACCAGCACACAAACAGTCACCCAAGATAAGGTCGAAGAAATAGAGGGCATAGATGGTTCGGGTAACGATATGATGTATGAACTTTTAGAGTTTCATGTGTCTATGGAGCTGCCAGGGTTCGAGGACCCCGATGGACTGCATCTACCCTTTATTATTACGATTGACAGAACCTCCAGCCAAGTGCTTTCAATTCGTCGCAACTATTATGAGAACGACCCTCTTAAAAAGAAAATACAGTATTTCGTTCACTATAAGTTCCTACCGGGATTGGGTTTTTATGGCTTTGGTTTAATTCACATGATTGGCGGTCTCTCTAGAACCGCAACCGCTGCATTGAGACAACTCATAGACGCCGGAACTTTGTCCAATCTTCCCGCTGGTTTTAAAGCCAGAGGCATAAGAATAAGAGACGACGAAACACCTTTAGAGCCAGGCGAGTTCAGAGACGTAGACGCGCCCGGAGGCTCACTAAAAGATGCACTGATGCCACTGCCTTACAAAGAACCAAGCGGTGTTTTATTTCAGTTGATGGGTTTTTGTGTTGAAGCCGGACAACGTTTCGCTGCTGTGACCGACATGCAAGTGGGTGAGGGCAACGATCAAGCGGCAGTCGGTACCACATTAGCACTTCTTGAACAGGGGACCAAGGTCATGTCCGCGGTTCACAAACGATTGCACTATGCACAGAAGATAGAGTTTAGAATACTAGCGAGAGTGTTTTCAGAGTTCCTTCCGCCAGAGTATCCTTATCAAGTAGTTGGCGGCGACCAGACCATTAAACA